AAAGGTGGATTAGTTACAGATGTGCCTCAAGTACCTCAAGAACCTGATGAAAGAATAGATAAGATGACAGGTAGACCTTATGATGAACAAGCAGGTAATGTAATGGTTGATGAAGAAGAAAGAGTGCTTGTTAATAATGGTGGATTATTAGATAAATTAAGAGCTAGAAAACAAATGAATACTGGTGGTCTTGCTAGTGACGAGTTTGACATGAATAACTTTTTAAAACATTTAAAAGCCAGAGAAGGTTTAAGAGATGAAGTATATTTAGATACATTAGATAAACCAACCGGAGGAGTTGGTCACTTACTCACTAGTGAAGAACTAAAAAAATATAAAGTTGGTGATAAAATAGAACAAGATATTATAAATAGTTGGTTAAAAACAGATTCAGAAAAAGCTGTTAAAGCTGCAAGACAACAAGCAAAAGAATATGGTATTTCTAGTGGTAAATTTATAGAAGCTTTAGGGAGTGTTAATTTTCAATTAGGTGTAAACTGGGAAAATAAATTTCCTAGTGCTGTTAAAGCTTTAAAAGAAAAAAATTATCAAGAAGCAATAAAACAAATAAGCACAGGTAGTGCAGAAGGTGGTGAATCTAAATGGAAAGCACAAACTCCTACCAGAGTTGAAGACTTTGTAAATGCTATAAATAAATTAGAAGTTATAAATACTACACGATGATACTATACAGAGAAAAAGATTTAGACGAAGCTTATAGAATTGATTGTAAATCAAGAACTAAAAAGAATATGCCTTGGGTTATGCGAGAAGAATTTAGAAGTATATACGAACAACTTGTAGAAATATATATGATTAAGTTAGCAGAAGACCCTTCTATAGATATGGAAGATGCTCCTGAGTTTGTTATTGCTTCTGTCAAAGATTTACTATTTAACGATTTAACTTTTATACCAGAATAATATGGGCTTTCCTTTTGAAATAATAACTATGTTGGGCTCTACAGTTCTTAGTGGAGTTATGAGCATATGGGCAGACAGTCGCAAAGCTAAAGAAGATCAACAAAGACTTCTTATTACTAGAGGTGAGTTTGAAATGAAAGCAGTTAAAGCTGCTAGAGATAATAAAGATAAAGGTTTTCAATGGACTCGTAGGATTATAGCGTTAACAGCTGTGTTTGCTATAGTAGTATTACCTAAACTTGTAGCTGTATTTTCACCTGCTGTAGATGTTACTGTAGGCTATACAGTCTTTCATCCGGGATTTTTATTCTTTACAAGTGACAGAGAAGCATTTGAGTGGATAACTTTTAAAGGCTTAGTAATAACACAGCTAGATACTAATTTAGTGTCAGCTATTATTGGTATGTATTTTGGTGGGAGTTTAGTTAAAAAATAACAAGGAGATATAATGAAGAGAGGGTTAATTTTAATAGCAGGGATACTATTAACATACAATATACAAGCAGCACAAACAGGTGATTGTACAATGGGTACTCAGTATTGTGAGGGTAATACTTTAGGCACAACTAACTCTACGACTACAAACAATACTAACACAAATACAAATACTAATAACAATACAAACACAAATACTAATACAAATACTAATACAAACAATAACACCAGCACTAATACTAATAACAACACTAATAGTAATACTAATGTTAATACATCAACTTCGACAGCTAACTCCACGGTTAATTCTACAGTGGCTCAAACTGCAAATAATACAAATACTAACAGCAATACAAATAACAATACTTCTAGTAATACTAATAATAATACCAGTACTAGTACTTCTGCTGTTACTACTGCTAATTCCAACAGCAATACTAATACTAATAACTCAACAAATACTAACAATAACAATTCAAACTCTACGCAAACTGTTCGTCAGGAAGTAGAATCACCTCCAGCTTCGGCAATAGCCCCAAGTATAATGTCTTACTCTCAAGACCTTTGTACAGTTGGTAGGTCTGGAGCATTTCAAGGACAACTCTTTGGGTTTTCTACTGGTGCTACAGTAATAGATGAAAATTGTGAAAGACTAAAACTATCTAAATACTTATACGACACTGGTATGAAAGTAGCATCAGTTGCTATTCTGTGTCAAGATGAACGAGTCTTTGGTGCTATGCGTATGGCAGGTACTCCTTGTCCTTATATGGGTAAGATAGGTGAAGAAGCAACTGCAGCTTGGGCTAGTAATGTTAGAGAAAGACCAACATATAAAGCAGACCTAAAAGCTTTTGTTAGAAGTTGTACAAAAACTAGAAATGGTAAGGGTGTAAAAAAATCTAGCAGAACTTGTAAAAAAGAATTTAATTCTAAAAATGGCTAGTGAAACATTTACTAATAGCTTTTACTTTACTGCTTAGTAGCTATTGTTATTCTAATTTTATATACGAATCTAATCAGTCTTTAATAGACTTACGCAACGAATCCTCAGTAACTAATCTTAGTAGTGGAGATGATCAAACCTCTGCTATGTTTTCTATTGGATTTGACTTTACTTTTTATGGTGAAACTTTTAACTCAGCTAGAATGGCTACTAATGGTTGTTTACATTTTTTAAGTAATGATACAACTTGTAACGATTACACACCTGACCCATTACCTTATGCTACCTATACTATGTATCCGTTCTGGACTGACTTAATAGGTGGTACAATGAAAGCAAAAACATATAATGATAAAACAATATTTGGCTGGTATGATAAAAAAGAATATAATAGAACATCGAGCAACAGCTTTGAAGTTATTCTGTATCCTAATAGTTCTTTTGAATATAGATACGGTGAGCTTGATGTTAACAGCCATGATGTTTTAATAGGACATCAAGGTGATGCTTTAGAAACTTATCAGTATTTATTCCATGATGAATGTAGTACTGGTTCAACAAATGTGTCTGGTGTTTGTGTAAATACAGACTGGAACAATATTTCATTTAACTCTACACTAGAAAATGGTGGTTCGCTTTATAGTGACCAAGTAGTTTCTGGTGGTTATGTAGATCCTTGTATAGATAATCCTTTATATTCTAATATGTGTGTTGGGTATTGGGAAGCTTATGATGATCAACAATGTGATGATGACCCACAATATGCACCGTTTTGTGCTGGATATAGATTTGAACAAGATGTTGGTTATTTTATTATTGAAGAAGAATATGCTTATGGTATTTCACAAGAAGTTCACATGGGATATGAAGAACCTATTGACATATTTTATAATGATGTGTATACTAGCAATGAGCAACATAATAGCTTTCCTGAATATGACTATTATGAGCCTCAAGAACTTTTTTTAGTATCAACTTTTGAAGAACCATTACCTTTTGAGTTACATCCTCTACCAGAGATTGTACCTTTAGAAGAATTTTTACAGGTACAAACTTATGATGAAATTATTATTAGAGAAATTAGAGAACCTCAAGAAGAAATGTTTATTACTTTTCAAGAATTTGAAGAACTTTTTGAAGAAGAAAGGCTTGTTGAAGAAGAAAGAATTGAAGAAGAAATCTTCCCCGAAGAAACCTACGAAGAAGAAAACTTTAATAATCCCAGACCCGAACAAGAAGAACGATTAGTAGAGAAGAGAAGAACTAACAGTCGAAGAAGTCTTCGAAGTTAGACCAACAGGAGAGAAAAGTAATGTTAGAGTATCAGCTCTAAGTGTTGTTTCTTCTACTATAAATACTGCAAAAAATAGTGTAAGTGGTACAAATTCAGGGAACAGTATTCATGCCTCTGGTAACACAGTTAATTCAGGCGGTGTAAGCTCCATAGGCTTCGATAGTGGCTTAAACTTTTCAAGCTCGATAGGTTCATTAGAACAGTTTAATACAGGCTCTATTGAGACTTCGGAGTCAAGCGTTGCAGAAACTACTGTTAGTGTCAATATAAGCTCAGTAAATAATGAGCAAGTAGAAACAAATATGGACACAACAATAGCTTCTAACGATACTAAATCAGAAGCTGACCAGATTGCTGATGAGATTTTAGCTAAAAATATAGCTACTGCTCAAAAAGAAAGTATTGAAGAACAAAAAAGTACTGGACAATATGGTGAAGAAGATAATATAATATCTTTTATAAACTATAATCCTGCTTTTAATAACTATAGAAATTTAGTTATACCTAAGAAAGATGATTGGTATGCTATCAAAAGTATTTATATAGGCAATAGTATACAAGACAATAACTTAGCTTTTTATAAATTAAGTTCAGACAGTTTAAACGGTCTAACTAGATTAAAAGAATTACAACCTAACTTATAAGAGAACAATATGGATTGGATGAAAGATAACTTAACTAAAGTAATTACAACAGTAGGTTTAATATCTACTATTAGCGGTTTCGGTTATGCCGGAGCAGAACTAATGGGAAGATTAAAAGCTGTAGAAAATAAAGTATCTTCTATATCTTCTACAAAAAATTCTGTAGTTGAGATAGAAAAAAGATTTGAAGGAATTGAAGTTAAATTAGTTAACTTAAAAGAAGGATTAGATAAGCTTGACGATAAAACTATTCTTGTTGACTTAGCTAAATTAAAAACAGAAGTTAAAGGATTACAGAAAAAATCTGATAACCCTCTAGCTCAATAAAACTACGGAGGTAGTTAGTGGAAAAAGACCAAGTGTGTGTACTGTGTATTCTATTTTGGATTACAGCAAGTGTAATTTATGTTAGTGTTAGTACGCTATAGCTATTTAATATTTAGCTCACTCTGAAAATAATCATGCAGGGTGGCAAGTTTTCTTTGCCCTACCTTTAGGATAGTTCTAACTGTCTCATTCTCATGGTGTATCTTAAACACCTTATCTATCTCTTCTTCCGGTAACATACTAAGTTCGGTAACAATTTGATTACTGCTTGTTAGTACTACTTTAAAACTTATTAAGTTTGCTTCTTTGTCTTTAGACATTTTCATCCTCCAATGATGCAAATT